GAAGTCCTAGACTCTGACCCTTTAGACTAGATCGGAACTCCGTCACTTATACCGCCGCGAGGTTGTCGTATGAGTACGGAGTTCCGTTCGAGTCGATAGTCAATCTATCACCGATGGCTTTCAAGGCACACGTAGAAGTATTAAAGGACTTAGCAAAGGAGCGCGACAATGCCAACAGAGCTCAAGGGCGCTCTCGCTCTTAGAAAAGCTCTTAAGCAGTTCGAGCCTGACTTAGCTAAGGAAACCACTAAACAGATTAACGCTTTCGTTAAGCCTGTTGTGAAGAACGCCAGAGGGTTTCTACCTTCTAATGATGAAGCACCTAGCGGATGGCTTAAGCGCCCTAACGCTGGTGGTCGCTGGGCTCAGCGTTATTACGATGCAGCAGAAGCTCGCAGAGGTATCAGCTTTAAGACAACGCCTAACAAGCCTAACCGTAATGGTTTTAGATCACTTGTAACCATGTATAACAAAGGCGCAGCGGGAGCTATCTATGAAACCGCAGGGCGTAAGTCTGGCGTGACTGGCAACTTTACTCCCAAGCTCGGTGGCACTCTTAAAGGCAAAGACCAGAAGTCAACAGGTCGAGCATTATTTAGAGCTTACTCAGAAGATGAAGGCAAAGCTCGCGGTAATGTAATTAAAGCTATTGAAGCAGCAGCGGCAAAGCTAAACGCTAGGAGCAAACTATGAGTAATATCCTAATCAGCTTAGCGGCAGAGTTCGTAGGCAAGAAGGCTTTCAGCGATGCTAGCAAAGCCACCACATCCCTTGAGAAGCAAGTCAAGAAGCTTGGCAAGACTCTCGGAGTATCACTCTCAACCGCTGCAGTCGTAGCCTATGGCAGAGCATCAGTCAAAGCTTTTGCAGCCGATGAAGCAGCCGCTCAGCGCCTAACTACGGCAATAAATAACTTAGGGCTATCCTTTGCTACCGTTCAGGTATCTAGCTTTATCAGCGACCTTGAGAAGTCTGCCAGCGTTGCAGATGACCAGCTTCGCCCAGCCTTCCAAGCTTTGCTGACCACTACTGGATCACTTACTCAGAGTCAGAAGCTTCTTAACCTTGCCATCGAAACCTCACGCGGTACAGGCGTAGAGCTCACCACAGTAGCTAAAGATTTAGGAATGGCATACGTTGGCAATACTCGTGGGCTTCGTAAATACAATTTAGGACTTACTCAGGCAGAGCTTAAGACTGCTAGCTTTGCAGAAGTTCAAGCTAAACTTAATGCACAATTCACAGGAGCTAACGCAGCGTATCTCGATACTACCGCTGGCAAGCTCACCGCTATTGGTTTAGCTAGTGACCGCCTTAGCGAGTCAATCGGTGGAGCTCTAGTCGATGCTTTTGTCGTTGCATCAGGATCTAACGGCGTTGAAGGCTTGGTCAACAAGATTGATAATCTAGCTGGAAAGATAGCTCGCTTTGGTGACAACCTAGAGCTATTCGCTTACAAGGTAAAGATAGCTTTTAGCTTTGAGGGCTTACTCAAGGGTCAAGACTTTATCGACGAAAGACTGCAAAGCTATAGAAGCATGATGCAACTGCGTGGCGTTAAGGGCTTTGAAGCTGGCAACAACGCAGTCACAGGTTTTGCTAAAGATGACGCAGCTCGCAAGAAGGCAGAAGCCGATGCTAAGAAGCGAGCCGTTGAATTAGCTAAGCTAGCCAACGCACAGGTTAAGGCACAGAAGGCACTCACCGCAGAGCAGAAGAAGCAAGCCCTAGCTAAGAAGCAGTCAGCTCTCTTTGACTTAGACCAGATTCAGCTAGTAGCCGCATTACAGGGCAAGCTCACTAAAGAGGAAGAACTCCGCGTAAAGCTCCAACTAGCCTTGCTTACTGGCAACACAGACCAAGCAAAGAAGTTAGCTGACCAACTAGCTGATTCGATTGACAAGACTGGCAAGCTTAAAGACTTTATCAATACCATTCCTGATGCTCCTAATCCTTTCGCTGGCTGGGATGAATGGCTAAAGACTTTTACCAAGAACCTTGCAACAGTAACTGGATCAACAATTCCAAGCACAAACGGTGGAGTATCTCCTGCGCCTGTTACAACAGTACCATCGGCTAACGCGGTTCCTTCTAATGTCTTTAATGGTTTAGGTAGTGCAGGTTCTACTAATATCACTCCAGAAGCCTATGGCAACTTATTCCGTGGCATGGGTTCATCTCAGCCTGTAATTAAGGTAGTTATTGACGGCAAGGAAATAGCATCATCTATCCAGAATCAAGGATTACAAGGTAACAACCCAATCATCAACAGGCTCGGAAGCTTTTCGTGACCCTACCAGCCAATATAGCCGTCAGCTTTGACTTTAGCTCAGGCGCTACATTCGGCTACCCATTTACTATCGGTGACGATAAGTATGGAATTATCGGAGTTAGCCAGTTAGCTGCTTCTACAATTCCTATCCCTATCGTTGATCTAACTCCCAATGTCCGTAACATCACCATCAACCGTGGGCGTAATATCCTCAGCGACACTTATGTAGCGGGCGATGCAGTCGTACGAGTTCTTGACCCAGATGGCGCATGGAACCCACAGAACACTTCTAGCCCTTACTACCCTTATCTAGTACCGCTTCGTAAGCTTCGCATCTCAGCTACTACAGCAACTAAAGATGCTTTCCTATTTTCAGGCTACACAACAGAGTACCGCTACTCTTTTCCGCAAGGTCAGGAAGTGGGTTATATCGATATTTATTGTAGCGATGCCTTCAAGCTTCTTAACTTAGCTCAGGTAGAAACCGTGGCAGACTCAGGAGCAGGGCAGAGCACAGGCACACGCATAGGCAAGATACTAGATCAGGTAGGCTTTCCATCCAATATGCGTACGGTGGCAACAGGTGAGAGCCTATGCCAAGCAGACCCAGCTACCCTTCGCACATCTCTTAACGCTCTTAAGAATGTAGAGTTCTCAGAGCAAGGCGCGTTCTATATTGATGGCTCTGGTACTGCCGTCTTCAAGTCACGCAATCAAGTCGTGTCATCTATCTCTGGCACTCCTATCGAGTTTAATCAAACTACTGGCATACCGTATAAGAATCTTGTATATGCCTTTGACGATAAGCTCATTATCAATACTGCTAACATCACCCGCGTAGGCGGTACGGCTCAGTTCGCTCAGAACGCCACCAGCGTAGAGCGGTACTTCCCTCACCAGTATTCAGCCACCGATCTAGTAGTGGACACAGATGCCAGCGCCCTTAACATCGCTAGAACCTATGTAGCCACCAGAGCTGAAACTACGATCCGTATCGATGCCATGACGGTTGACCTGCTAGACCCAGATGTGCCAACCGACACGATGATTGCTCTGGACTATTTCCAGAATCTAAGAATTACCAATGTAGGAGAAGGCGGCTCTACCATCGTTAAGACTTTGCAGGTTCAGGGCTTATCGTGGCGAATCAGCCCTAACTCTATGGATGTAACCGTTACAACACTCGAACCCATAACCGATGGATTCGTTATAGGAAGCGCAGAACGCGGTATAATTGGCGTGAGCGCGATGACTTACTAGGAGATATAAATGGCAACAGGCTTCCCAGCAGTAACAGGTGACATCCTCACCGCGGCTGCATATAACGGACTCGTCAACTTCACGATCACAACCAACACCAATGATGCTACTGCCGTTCTCAATGACCAGTATCAAGTCCTAGAAATCATGAATAAGTCAACCGCTATTGCCTTTAATATCCCTACCAATGCCAGCGTAGCCTTCCCAGTCGGCACAGTCATCACAGTCCTCAATATCGGCGTGGGAGTCTGCACAATCAAGGCAGTCACAGCAGGAACTACAACAGTCCTATCTGCTGGGGCTACAGCCGCACAGCCAACTCTTGGACAATACAAGTCAGCCGCCTGTATCAAGACAGGCACAGACACTTGGTATGTGGTGGGCGCAGTTGCTTAATGTCATCGCTGGGATACATGGGACAGGGGTAGCAGCAGCTACCAACTCCTATGAGTCTATTGCCACAGTATCAGTTGGTTCGACTTCGGTGGCTGATGTAACTTTTTCAAGTATTCCTTCTACTTTTAAGCACTTGCAAATCCGTTATCTAGCAAAGAGCGCACGTTCAGGAAATACCCTTGATGAGTTAAATTTAAGGTTCAACAGCGACACAGGGAACAATTACGCAGAGCATAGCGTTTTCGGAACAGGTTCAGTTGCCGCAGTAGGCGCAAATACTTCGCAAAGTAACATTGAATTAGGTCAAGGCTGGCTTGGAACTACGACCGCAGGTTCACAATTTGGTGTTGGCGTAGTTGATATTCTTGATTACACCAACACTTCTAAGAACACAACTGTTCGAGTACTTGGCGGCTTAGATATGAATGGTTCAGGCAGAGTCGGGCTAGGTTCAGGTCTATGGATGAACACTAGCGCCGTAACCTCCATAACTCTTTATGCTCAAAATGCCAATCTTGTTCAATACTCATCATTCGCCCTTTACGGAATCAAAGGATAGATAAATGCCCGCAGGTTCTACTTACACGCCGATAGCCACTACCACGCTGGGAAGTGCAGCAGCCGATATAACCTTCTCCTCAATCAGCGGCTCTTATACTGACCTTGTTCTTATTGTGACTGGTCGCTTCGATTCAGCAAATACTAGCCGAGAACTACGCATACAAGTAGGCAACGGCTCTATTGACACAGGTTCTAACTACTCGATGACTCGCGTGGTTGGATATGTGGCTGATAAAAGATCGGAAGAGCGGCGGGGAGGGGAAGAGGGTAGGTCCCGGGTG